TGGCGTCTTCGAGGAGGTAGCCATGCCCCCCGCTGTCGAGCCCGACAACCACGATGCCATGCTCATCCGAGCGTTCCGTGTCGCTGACAGCCGGGTCCACGGCGACCAGTATACGTTCGAGATCGTCGGGATAGTCGGCTCGTCTGTTGTCATGGATCACCTGCCTCGAAAATATGGCCCCGATCGCTTGCGGCTCGAACTGGCCCAGCCAGATGTGACCGTATCGATCTGGGCTGTACTTTTTGTCGTAGAGCCGCTCCGCCCTCAGCTCCTCGGTGAAGTGCGGATTGTCCATGTAATTGGCCTCGACCACGACGGCGTTCTCAGGCGCGTCCAGGCCCCTCAGAAACTCGATAGGGTCCGACGCCGCTCTGGGGTTCCAGCTCGCCCATATCTGGCTGCCTGGTCGCCGTATGGTCGGCCTGAGTAGCTCGATGGATCGTTGGGAGATTACCTGGGCCTCTTCGAGCAGCGCGTAAAAGGCACCCTCATGCGACTTGATGCTGTCGGCTGTGTGGTCCTGCATGCCGACGAAGCTGATCAGCCCGTCGCCAGGCGTCTTGATCTGCGTTGCCTGGACGTCGAAGTATTGCTCGACGCCGAGCCTGGTGATGGTGTCGGCGATCAGCCGGTGCGAGCTTTCCCGGAGCGACTTCTGTACCTCCCGGACGCAGATGCCCCGGACGCCGGGCTCGGTGCAATGCTTGACGACGATGCGGGCGGCCATGTCGTAGGACTTGCCCGATCCCCGGCCTCCATGACTTGCCAGGTAGCGCGCCCCCTCGGCCTCCCAGAGCGGGTTGAAGACCTTCGGCGGCGTGTACTGGATGCCCCTCATTTGTCGAGCTTCACAGTGATCTGGAAGTCGCCGACATGCTCGACGTGGTTGGTCTCTTTCCAGCCCATCCTGGTCTTGAGCCAGAAGATCATCGCCGTCGTGTCGCCAGACATCGCCTTGTTGTAGAGCTTGCCGCCAACCGCTGCGTTGGCCTTCGTCGCGGCGTGATCCAACTCCTCGGCGTACCACTTGCGGAGCGTCTTCGGGTCGATCTTCAGAGCGCCTGAGATGGTCTCCTGGTCGATGCCGACCGCCGACATCTGCTCGACCGCCTGGCGCGCCGCTGCGTTGGCTCGATGCGGCGGCTGGCCCCTGCCTCGTTTGGCTATTGCTTTCGTCATCGTTTTATAGCCGGGAAGTATTCCCGCTCCTATTTGCAGACAAATCCGAAGAACTTGGTGCGCTCGATCAGCTCGACGTCGGCGAAGAATGGCCGGATCAAATCGAAGAGCTGCTCCGCCGATCGGAGGTCACGACCACCGGCTGCATCGGTGCCGTTCAGCTCCTTGGTATTCACCACGGCGAACAGGGCGCGGCCTTTCGGCCTCACCAGCTTGCTCACCAGGCAGACGATCTCGGTGATGAGATGGTCACTCGGCTGCACGTTGAGAACGTAATTGCACATCACCGTGTCGTAGTCCCTGGTCAGCGCGCTGACGTCAGGGTTGGTGAATGCGTCGTACTTGAAATATTCATGCTGGTCTTGCCCCGACCCGAAGTCGAGGACGTCACCTTTTAAGAGCTTCTTAGAGCGCCAGAGCTTCAGCGGTGCCGAGCCCCTGGCTATCGCCGTCGCGCCGCCGTAGCCTGGCAGCGTATCCTCCTGGAGAGGATCGTCGAGCTGCATCAGCTCTCCGTCGTCGAAGCCGATCAGCGTCAGGTCGAAGCCCTGCTCGCCGAGCCCTTCCAGCTCCAGGGTGAGCAGCTCGTTGTTCCAACCTGAGTTGAGCCCGATCCGATTGTCGGCCAGGACGAAGGCGCGCTTCTGCTTCTTCGTCAGATGGCCCAGGACGATCGTCGGCACGTCTTTGAGGCCGAGCTGCTTCGCCGCCATCACTCGACCGTGGCCTGCAATGATGCCGTCCTTCTTGTCGATCAGGACTGGGTTGTTGAAGCCGAACATCTCGATCGACGTGGCGATCTGAGTGATCTGCTCCTGGCTGTGCGTCCGAGCGTTCACGGCGAACGGGACGAGGTCTTCAGTGGGTCGCGGTTCGATCTGCATCGTCTCTCCAAAAGCCGCCGAGGGAAAAGGGGTCTCCCTCGGCTAGTTTGTGGCCCGCCAGGTATCCTGGGAAACGGGCCAGGGAGGCGTTCCCGTTGGGGAACAATTTCTTTCTACCCCAAGTCGGCCAGGCTGGTCAAGTAATACCGAGCGATCAGCGCAGCCTCGGCGACGCCGTTCTCGACATTTTTTCGCCAGGGCTCGTCGGTGCCGAATATCTTCGTCGCCAGTGCCGTGGACTTTTCCTTGTCGCTGTCGAGCCCATAGCTGCGCTTCCAGACCCTGGGCGTCACCCAGGTGACATCAGCGTAGCTGATCATCGCTGCTGCCTCCACAGCGCCCGCTGCACGACCGAACGAAAACGAGCTGGTGACGCCCTGGGCTGGCATCGCATGAACCGCCTCGATGATGATGACGTTGGGCAGGCACTGCTGAAAGACTTCGTGCAGCGCCATCGCGTTGACGATCTTTTTCTTCTTGCTGCTTTTAACGCCGCTGCTGATCTTGACCGTCGGCATCCTCAAACCGAGGATCAATTTTCCGTCTCCGTTGATGGCAGAAACGCCGCCGTTTATTCCTGGATCAATTCCGTAAATTATCATTTTCCCGTCCTTTCAAAAAGTTCAGTTCTCAGCTCCTCAAGAGATGAGCCCCCTCCCCCAGGGGCTCTCTCTCTTAGAGAGCATATGATGCACAGGCTGGATTACCGTTTAATTTCAACAACTTAGCCTCTCATATTCAAGCTGTGCAATGCGTTTGCATGACTGGCAGGATAGCTCAATGTTTTCAATGACTTAGCTCCAATAACCCCTGCACCGATTAGCAAAACGATGCAGCGTTTTTGTGAAATTTGCATCGTTTTCACTTTCACTCGATTTCCAGCCTATATTTGGGGTTTTCTCCTTGCCTGAGCTGCTTAAACGTCACCCCGCCGACGCCGTCCTGTAGCAGCTTCACCAGACTAGCCAGGTGATCCGGTCGGAGCTGTTTGGGGTAGGGCCACTCCAAGCTGTCGCTGTCATACGCTGCTGCCATTCGCTGCTCAATCTGCGTCTTGCTGTCGTGCTTGCCTGGCCCCATCACAGCCCTCAGAGAGCGTGCCACGATGGCCCCCCGACCGGCATCGATACCGGCGTCTATCAGGACGCTGTCGGCCTCGTCAGCCGACGCCAGGCGGCAGACGCCGATCGGCTCCCCCTCGCCCTTGTCCATCTCCTGACCGACCAGCTCGTAGACGATCGGATGCACCGTCTCACCCTCCCTGACCTTGCAGCTATCGAGCCGCACCCAGCGCGCCAATCGATGCTCCAGCTTGGCGGCCTTCCAGCTCTTCCTGGCGTCCTTCCCAGGCGGCATGTACGGCGACAATGTGAAGCCGGTGTCCAGCCCGCTGTGGATGGCTCCAGAGCCACGCCACGCTGCCTGGTCGCCCTTGTACCAGTCGTCGTCATCCGATCGAGCGCCCTTCGGCGTGTGGTGAGCATTAGCAATCGAGCAGCGAAACTCGGCCAGCTTCCAGACGGTCTCGATAATCAAAATGAAGGCGTCGGTAATCATGGACGCCGTCGTTGAGGAGTTCTCATCGCCGCCGACCGACAGCGTCACATATGGGTCCATCACCGTCACTTCGGATTTGGTCTCGATGATCCACTTGACGATCCGGGCCACGACGTCCTGGTCGATCTCCGGCTGGCCCAATTCATTGACGTTGACCAGACGGAGCTGCCCCTCGTCCTTGCCTCGGATGCTGATGTCGGCGGACGTCTTATCAGCGTGCTGCCTCTGGCAGGCTTTTAAGCGCCTCACAATATCCATTTGTCTCTCTTCGTTAGCCAGCCATAACGTGGAACGGGGCCGCCCACAACTGGGCAGCCCCATCCTCTCCGTATCGCCGACGGCTAGGGACATGACCCACCCGGCAAGCCAGCGAGTTTTACCGACGCTCGATGCACCGGCCAGGCTGAAAATATTCCCCGCCGGTAGAACGCCTGGGATGATCCAATCGATCCCCTCAATGAATGTCTTCTTCAGCGACTGAGCTGAGACTGTAATGAGTTGCTGATCGGGAAGAAGATTTTCCTCCGCAACGAGCTGGCCGATCTTGTCGGCTGTCGGGGCTCGCTGCGGGCCGACGTGTCGCGCCCCGTCGGCTATCATCCTCCCCAGATCGATTATGCTTTTATCAGCAATGGCGGCTCCGATCGCCAGCGCCTCGTCGCTCATCAGTGGCTCGTTATGTTTCCGATTGGCGCTCTCGACCAGGTCGCCGATCTTCGAGTACCGATCCAGCCAGTCCTCATGCCTGGCGTGTCCCTCGTCGGCTGCGACGCTGTCCTGCATCACTGCCTCCAGGGCATCGATCTGTTCCTGCTCCGACAGCGACTCNTTCATCTCCGGCAGCCGGTAACTGAGAGCCCGGAGCGCCGGATACAAATCACTGGCATCGACGATCCGAGTAATCAGCGCGCCGTCGCTTTCGCTGTCACCTGACCCGTTGAGCTTGCCGGTGCCGCCCTTCGCCTTCATAGCATCGACCAGGACCCCCAGCGGAAACTTCTTCGCCGTCTTCCTATTCATTGGCCTGTAGCCCTCGGTCGGCGGGAAGCAGACGTAGCCGTTTCCGGCTGCTTTGATGTCGACGCCTTCTCGCAGCGTCGCCGGGAATTTGATGTCGTTGCCTGGGTGCTTGAAAAAGAAATGGTAGCCGCCAGACCTGGTCTTGTGGCACAGCGTACCGGCGAGCCAAGAATTATCGTCGACCCACTTCTCCAGGTCCGGGTACTTATAGACGTCCACGTCGATGCACAGCAGGCCCGACATCTCGCCCATTGGTACGGCGATCTCTGTGGCTCTGGTGTGATCGAATAATTTCTGGATTTCGTCTGGGTTTTGCGTGGCTATCCTGTAACCGCCCTCACCCTTCTTCACGCCGAGGGCGCTGTTGCTCCAACAGGGCTTCTTATTGATGGTCGGGAAGACCGGGAACTTCTTGGCGACTACCAGGGCAGCCTTGATGATGTCTGTCATGTCTTTAACCTCCAAAATAAATCGAATCGCCAAAATAGTCCAATTTCGGGCTCGATGGCAACAAAAAATTATTTTCATAATAATGCCCGTCAGGGGTTGACATCAGCCTCTGATGGGTTTAAGTTCCAAGGGAACTTAACGAAACGAGCCAAAAAGGAAGATATGACATGAAAAACTTTAAAGCAGTACGCACCGCCTCTCAAGTCCCGACCTGGGATTTAAAGAATGAGCAAGGAACTATTATTGGGTGCCTTACTAATTTTGAAGGCGAAGGCCCGATGGCAACGGTTCGCGATAATGCTACCGAAGCCGCTTTTCAAATCGAATGTAATCGCACCGTATCCGCCAAGACGGTTGAAGAGTGCCTCACTAAAGCTCGCAAGGCATACCAAGATTTGCTAGGTATGGCCGACCTCTCTAAGCTGACCTGGAAAGAAATGACCGAAGCCCAGCGGGATCGCTACCAGGCCGAATATGTCGAGAGCTATGTTTTGGAAACCGGCGAAAGCGAAGAGACCGCCAACCTGATCTTCGAGTGTCGCTTCGATTGCGCCCCCCGCGACGAAGCAATCTTGTGCCGCCGCGACGCATCAAAATAGTCGAAACGCCCTTCGGGGCGTCAGCCGGTCCCGCGCTCCCGGCTCTGATGAGACAGCGCAATTTGAAAAAGGAAGACATGACATGACCAACGATTTTGAAAATTTCAGCTTTCACATTTACCGCGACACGTTCCTCGGCTTGAACAAGCAGTGGAGCTGCGACGTTTGGGATCACTCCGTTGCCCCGAAGAAAATCATCAAGCCCTGGAGCTACGGCTTCAGCTCCAAAAAGAAACTGGTCGAGCATATCAAGGCCGTCGCCGGAGAGTTCGCCACCATCACCCGCCACAAAGATTTCGACATCATCAACTAGTCGAAACGCCCTTCGGGGCGTCTGCCAGACCCGCCCTCCTGGCACTGATGAGACAGGGCAATTTGAAAAAGGAATTTTAGACATGACCAAGTTCAGTAAAGATACCGGGTTCACTTACTACAGCACCCCAGCCGCCGCCGATCAGCCCATCCGCATCACTGCTTTCTGCGGGGCCATCCGCATGGTCCTCGACGCTATCGAGACCGGGTTAAAAATCAACTCCGTCGCGTCCATGCACTTGGAGCATTTGGACGATATGAAGACCGCAGCCGTCGCCCTTGAAGCCGCCCGCTTTTACCGGGGGGAGAAATAACATGAACCGCAAAGACAGACCGCTCATCAATACCGTTGACAATATCAGCGACTGAGCGTACAACCATTTTTCAATTGGAGGTTAAAGACATGAAAGAATTACTAGATCATCAGATCGAAGACGCCGCTTTTCTGGCGTCCAAATCCTTCGCCGGGAACTTCTCCGGCATGGGATCCGGCAAGACCCTCACCGCCCTCGCAGCCGTTGACCTGGTCAGCGACACCGTCGAGGACCGGGCCATTATTGTTTGCCCCCCGATCGCCATGAATATGTGGCAGCGGGANTTCTCGGACTTCCTGGGCTACACCGCCCAGATCGTCAANACCGGCAAGACCAAACTTGACCACAGCGCCCTCGCCTACATCTTGAGCTACCAGATCGCGACCAAGCGCCGCGATGAGCTGAAGGAGCTGGGCGCGAAGGTTTTGATCTTGGATGAGAGCCACGCCCTTAAATCGATCAAGGCGAAACGCACCAAGGCCATCCTCGGTCGTGGCGGTCTCTGCGAAAGCGTTGACTTTTGCTGGGCGCTTTCGGGTACTCCCGTGACCCGTTGGAATAATGACATATTCAGTTTTTTGGTGCGGGCCTCCAACGGCCTGCTCAAAGAGAAGATCGGCAAAGTCGATGCCGACCACTTCAATCTGCGCTACTGCATCGTGCAGAAGCGCCAGTTCCCTGGAGCCCGCTTCCCGACCAAGATGGTCGT